CCGGATAATTCGGTTGATGCCATTATAACCGATTTGCCCTATGGCACAACCGCTTGCAAGTGGGATGTGGTTATTCCGTTTGAACCGATGTGGGCGCAGGTGAAGCGAGTTATTAAAGATAACGGTGCAATCGTATTATTCGGAAGTGAACCTTTTTCAAGTTATTTAAGACTAAGCAATATTAAGGATTATAAGTATGATTGGATTTGGAACAAGAGAAAAGCAGGGAATATTTTTCTCGCCAAGTACCAACCAATGAAAATTCACGAAATAATCTCTGTGTTTAACTCTAAGATATATTACCCGATAAAAACGCCAAGAGATAAAATAAAAACGTCTAAGAATTATGGCACAGGCGAAAGTATGGGTGGTAATAAAGAAAAAGAGGCGAAAGTATATCTCTATACGGATAAAAATCCAGTGAGTATCATTGATGTGAGTAATGCGTCGCAAAAAGGCAAGGTTCACCCTACCCAAAAACCAGTAGCCCTTATGGAATACCTAATCAAGACCTACACCAACGAAGGCGAAACGGTACTTGATTTCTGCATGGGAAGCGGTACAACAGGTGTGGCGTGTGTCCAGACGGGAAGACACTTTATAGGCATTGAGAATGACCTGACATATTTCCACATAGCAACCAGAAGGATTGAGGACACAGACCCGTTATTTCAGGCTGGTGAAGTTTTGACCGTTGAGAATATGGAGAAGGGAAGGGGGAAGAGATGAAGGACATACTGAAGATAGCAATAGGTATTCTTATGGCTGGTGTTATTGCGGTAGGTGGTTTTTTGATGCTGGCCTATATTGCACACCTAACAACTTAGGAATAGGCGCGATGAAGGATAACCCATACAACACAAGACAATGGCAACGGATGCGTAAGCGGCAGCTTGAGAAGGAACCGCTTTGCCGGATGTGTAAGGATATGGGGCGGGTGACAGTGGCAACGGTAGCAGATCACAAGATACAGTGGAGAACAGGGAAGAGTGAGGCGGAGAAGAGTAGATTGTTTTGGGATGAGAACAACTTAAATTCTCTATGCAGTCATTGTCACTCAGCCGTAAAACAATCCGAGGAGAAGGGTGGAAGGTCATACGATACAGCATGTGGAGTCGATGGTTTACCGATGAGTCCAGGCCATCCGTGGAATGATAGAAAATAGATGTTGACATGATACTAAATGCGCGGTAGAATATAATCATGTTAAAGATAACAGCAAAAGATATTGCAATGATGATCGGGCATTCACCTGAATATACGAGGGTGTTGTTATCGAGACGCAAGATCAAGGTTAAGCCAGGATACTTCCCTCCGATTGTTGATCTTATTATTCAGTACAAGGCAAAGAACGCAGGGAGGGGGAGATTGTGATTCAGACCTGTAGCTATTGTGGGAAGTCATTCACATCATATTACGTTGCCAAAATTCCCTATTGCTCTAAGGGATGCAAGAAAGAGAGTACAAGGCGAATATGTGAAGAGTGTGGAAAGGTATATTATCCCAGGCAGCAAAGAGCTAATACTAGGTTCTGTTCACGTGAATGTCTTGATATATATCGGCACAGAAAATCAATAGAGACACGCACTAGGATATGTGAGACATGCGGGAAAGAATTTATCATGCACAGTATTAGTGGGAAAGGGAACAAGGGTGAGGTTAATGAAGGTCGGTTCTGTTCGTATGAATGCGTGGGTGTTTGGCGGCATTCACAAAGAAAGGTATTTCCATCATGTGAGGTGCATTTTATTAAGTGTGGTATATGCGATAAGTTGTTCTTGTCTCGGCGTGGGCATAAAAGGTGTAGCAAAGAATGTGACCGTAAATACTGGCTAAAGTATGGAAGGCTTAATTATCGTGAGAATGCAGGTCAAATATGCAAACAAAGAATAGAGAGATATAAACAGGACTGGGTACAGCCCGATCCGTTCAGATGTAAACAGTGCGGAAGATTGTTTCAACCAGAATATGGGGACACAAGCACAGTATATTGTTCAGAAACATGCAGAGTACGTGCGAGTAGATCCATGAGAAGATATAGTAATAATGAATATTCAAGACGAATAGCAAAGAGTTGTGGTGAAAGATTTGATGCTGTCGATGTATTAAAGAGAGATGGATGGAGATGCCAGCTATGCGGGAAGAAACTAAGCCCAAAGCATAGAGGGACGTACAGAGATGATGCTCCAGAGTTAGACCACATTATTCCCCTTGCGGCTGGAGGTGAACACTCAAAGAGAAACACACAGTGCGCGTGCCGTAGGTGCAACTTGAGTAAAGGAAGCGATGTGCGTGGACAGCTTAGATTATTTGGTTAATGATATCAAAGGGGTAGGGCGGCCATTTATCTCTGCACTTCTACAACTCTGTAAACCGCTTGGTACTCTTGATTTAGTGTCCGACAAATATAAAGTAGGGGTTGAAAGCATGACCCGAAAGGATTTATAATGGGACGACAAAAGAAACCGGCAGTACTCAAAGTATTAGAAGGCAACCCCGGCAAGAAACGGATTCCGACAGAGCCGATTCCCCCGGAAGGAGTGCCAACCCTCCCTGAGTTCCTCGACGACTATGCAAAGACGGAATGGAACAGGATAGTTGATGGCCTGTATGCTATGAAAGTTCTGGCCGAGATAGATCAACAAGTCCTGGCGGCTTACTGCACAGCATACTCAAGGTGGAGACACGCCGAGGATGAGTTACAGAAACTCACAGCGAAGGGCGGAGTCATTGCCGGGCTGGTGCATAAGACGATATCAGGCAACTATATCCAGCAGCCATTGATCGGGATAGCAAACAAGGCGGCTGGTGACATGGTTAAGATAGCCTCGGAATTTGGAATCGGTGCAGCCGCGAGAGCAAAACTCGGAGTGGATCCTGGTAAGGGGAAAGAGTCGAAGTTTAAGGGGTTGATAGGTGGGAAGAAATGAAAGAGTTTAGATTATCTGTTCACGGAAGCCGAACATTAAAAGACGAAAGAGTCAAAATAATCCTACTGGAAGAAATTCAAAAGCATGGTGTTACACATATCGTTACCCATGCAGAACCGGACGGAGTCTGTGGAGTAGCAAGGAAGTTATGCAAAGAGATAGCAATGCCACTGACAACTTATTTTCTGAATTTCAGATATTTAAGAGGGGCGTTTGAACACAGAAGCAAAGATGTATTAAATAACAGTGACCACGCAGTGTATATCCATGATGGGAAAAGCAAAGGAACATCCAACGAAAAGAAACTTGGCAAAAAGATGGGAGTGCCTTGCTCAGAATATACACTTGAGCCGGCAGAGTTTGAAAACAGCATAGGGTTCCCGGTAGATGGTGACTGGGGGCAGGACATTGCTGATGATTGGGATCATGATACTACAAAAGAATTGGCCTTATGAAGCAACAAAAATATACAGATAGAGTAAAACGAAATATCCGATTCATTGAGCAGCTTATCATCCCTTCCGGCAAGGGCCAGGGTACACCGTTCAAGCTGGAGAAGTTTGAGCTGCTATTTCTCGTAGCCGTATATGGACCAGTTGATACGTTGTGGAAGAGGATTGTGCGAAGGGCGATTCTAAGCCTTGCGAGGAAGAACGGGAAGACCGCTTTCATAGCTTGCATTGTATTACTCCATCTGGTCGGGCCTGAAGCAGAGTTAAACGGGGAAATCTACTCAGCGGCTACGGAGAGAGAACAGGCCGGAATAGTTTTTAAGTATGCTTCGCAGATAGTCAGAGCAGACCCAGAGTTAATGTCCTATATCAAGATTGTTGACAGTACAAAAACGATGGTCTGCTATTCAAACGGTTCAGTTTATCGGGCAATCTCAGCAGAAGCCGGGACGAAGTATGGCTATAATCCGACCGTCGTAATCTATGACGAATTAGCCCAGGCCAGGAACAGGGAACTTTACGATGCCCTTGACACCTCAATGGCCGCAAGGGAAGAACCTCTCTTTATCGTTATCTCTACCCAGTCAAACGACCCACAGCATATCCTTTCCCAGCTCATTGATGATGGACTGACCGGGGAAGACCCGACCACAGTATGTCACCTTTACGCGGTCCCGGATGATGCAGATGAAGAGGATATATTTAAAAATATCAGCTTATGGAGGCTGGCAAATCCAGCGTTAGGTAAATTCAGATCCCTTTCTGAAATGAAAATTGCCGCAAAACGAGCGAAGCGGATGCCAACCTTTGAAGCATCATTCCGCAACCTGTATCTCAACCAAAGAATTGATGCCCAAACCCCCCTAATTCCACGCGCCGAATGGATGGGATGCAAGGGGGATTACATCATAAAACCAGATGAAGGCTTATACCTCGCCCTTGACCTCTCGGGAGCGCAGGACTTAACCTCCCTGACAGGTGTTACCGAGGGGAAGGATAGTCGCGTCAAGGCGTGGTTTTGGAAGC